GCTGTCTGCCACGCTGTCTTGCAGAACTCATTGTCTGTTGATCCGGTGAGCAACACTGCATTACGGTCAGCAAAGTCTTGTGTCAACTTGTCATAGGCTACAATTTCTGTAGGGCAAACGAATGTAAAATCTTTTGGATAATACACAATTACTTTCCACTTACCAGCAAAACTTTCTTCTGTAATTGTGAAGTATGCGTCTTCTGGTTGTCCGGGCTTAACGCCTGTTACTGCAAATTTTTCTAATTTATCACCGACTGTTTTCATAATTTCTCCTTGTGTGTAATAGTCTGTTTGAGTATATCATACTCTATGTTATTTATTGCAATAAAACGGACAGATTAATCTTCAGATGGGCTTAAGCCATTACTGTGTTTATCTGTTATTTTTTCAGTATCCTGAAACAAACGTTTCTCTTGCGCTGTTAGTTTATCTTTATGTGTTTTGCGAGGATTACCACATACGTAGCATTCTGGATTACCGCAATCCATAACGTGGTGTTTGGCTAAACGATGCGGCTCTTTGATTGCTTTATCTTTATGTGTTAGACCGTGTGCCTTTGCAATCTTAACTTGTCTATTAACTGCGTTTTGGTCACGATGCCGACGTTGCGAGTTTATAAATTTTGCTAGTTCATTAGCCATTAGTGCCTCTTTTTGTAATCTGCTACCGCCGCTTTGATGGCATCCTCCGCTAGTATTGAACAATGAATCTTTACCGGAGGTAGTGCTAGTTCTTCGGCAATTTGGGAGTTTTTGAGTTGAGCGGCTTCGTCAAGGGTTTTTCCTTTGACCCATTCTGTAACGAGGCTCGAACTTGCAATAGCCGATCCGCAGCCATACGTTTTAAATTTTGCATCTGTAATAAGACCTGTAACATTATCAACCTTTATTTGTAATTTCATTACGTCCCCGCATGCCGGGGCTCCGACCATTCCAGTACCTACATCGTCATCATCTTTTGCAAAACTACCGACGTTTCTTGGGTTTTCGTAATGGTCAACTACTTGTGCGCTATAAGCCATGTTAATCTCCTGTCTTGTATTTAGTATGTTTCATCTTCATTGTCTACAACTATCCAACCTAATTTTAATAAATCTTTTCGTATCTCATCAGTAACAACACCTTCAGGGACAAACGCTTTTCCCTGTATATATGCTTCTTGTTGTTCTCTTGTTAGTTGACGAAATTCATCATCATCTAATACAGTGGCATCTCTGATACCACTACAGTAATAATCAACATAGTCACCTTCTTCTTTCATATTAGCAACAATGCCACCTGCGTATCTCCAACTGCAACTCCACTTTTTCTCAGTTAGTATAGGAATAACATCATTCTTAGTAAAATCATTGTTACATATAGAGGCGTACAAATGCTGTGCGTACACTTTATCACCTTTTACTTTATCAATGATCCACGGAGTACTACGCAAATCATACTCCATATTGTCTTTTTGCCATTCCGGATTGACTATGTTTTCTTCATCTAGCTGCCGTGCCGATTTAAAAAGATTTAGATAATCTTCCCTAGGATCTTCTCCTTTTTCTTCACAGCGTTTAACATACTGCTCTGCTTGAAAGGTATGTCTATCAGGGCTACTACTTATCATCTTCTACCTCTATCCAAGTGTGATCGCCTAACCATTTAACTCTTGCTAAATATTCATATGATTCTGGTTTACCGGTAGCCCAATCATTAGGACCATGAATAGTTAATCTAGTAAACTGTTTTCTATGGTCATACAACAACCAATAAATATTACCATTTGCTAACTGAAAATCATATTTGGCGGCATGAACCATATCAGTCAAGTCTAATCTATGTTTAATCTGTTCTGCTTGTTTCTGTAATACATTTACTAGTTCCATGATTCTATCATACTCTTGCTTGGCATGCAACCTTGCAACATTAAGCATGATGTCCTTATGCTTTTCTACGGGCACTAAATCAAATTTGGGTCCGCTACTTTCAGTTGCATACGGTGTTACATTACGATTGAAAAAATGAATTAATGAACCGGAACTAGTAGAATCATAACTACTAACACCATTTGCTGAATTTAATTTATCAGTCATTAACAGATTCTTTAGGTTTTTTTGCTTTACTATAAAATACATGACCACCTATTATAGCAACTTTCTTATAAGGCCACAATGGATCAATATTTATTGAATGAAAAAATAATGTTGATTTTGGTACTACATCTTTATGCATATCCAAATACATTACCTCATATGCTACTTGTTCTGCTAATTTATATCTATAACTATTTTTGTTAGGTTCAGTTTTACCCTCGCAAACCCAACTGAACTGACATATAATTTTATCTTCTACTGTGATTTTTTGATAAACAACATTACATGGGTTATTTGCAAATCCATGTTGTATCCTATTCATTACTACTCTAGCCACAGCGGCTTGACCTTTAATAGACTCACTGCCTGCCTCATAGAATATATTTTTAGCCATACATGCTAGTTGTTTTGCATCAATTTTAATAATAGAATTTGTGCTATACGTAGGTGTAGCCGGGCTTAATGGATTCACTATCAGTATAGTAGACCATAATAATAGTGCGCTTAAAAAGATTTTAACATTTTTTGAAAAGGTTAACATATATTTCTTTCTCCCATATTATAACACGGGAATGAATAATATTCAAGTATTTTGGTTATTACAACCAACAGTCGCAATTACATGTAATAACTTGCTCAATGGCATCCGGTACTGAGAATTGGGCAGGTTGTAATACATCAGATGTAAATAGTGTGTTTAATTCCGGTGGTATCAAATTTTGATAAGGTGATTTTGCTAGACTACCCGGAACTAACGGACCTCCGGTGTCTACTGGTTCTGCTAATCTTACTACACCAGATGCTAAACCCGAACCTATATTGGTTGCGGGAACTACATATATATTATATGTTCCTGTAACAGGATCATAATATCCCAATGGTGTGGTATTGTTGGGGAATGCAGGAACTGAGTTAGCGAGTACACCGTCTGCTATCCATTCTTTTTGGTCTTCGATAACGTCTGGAATATTGTTATCTAATGTCACCCCTACATAGTTTAATCTATCTTGATTTCTAGCTTGTCTCATTGCGGCAATTATACTTTGTCCTGCAACAAATGTTAAATCAGAAATTGCTTCTAGTGTCTGTGCTGCCATGTTAGGTTGTGTCTGTTTTCCATACAACGGTAACGTATCAACAAATGAATATATAGGAATAGGATATTTATTTATAGAAGCATCTCTTGGACTAGGTAAAGGTGATAAACCTGTATTTCTTACAAGTTGTTCATTACCCAATTGGGTTCCAAAGTTATTGTATAAATCATTTAGATCAGTTGATGCTCCTGGTCGAACTGTACGAATCAATGCAATTTCTGCATTTACTAAATCAATTTGTGCTTGAACTGCTATGTTGAATGCAGGAATGTCACCGCCCGGGCCAGCAACAATTGTGTCATATAAAGTTTGATATCTCGAAACTAAGTTGGACGTTTGTAAATCTGTTATTAATGTTTGTAGTTGTGGCCAGTTATATGGCAATCCAGACATACAACCAAAGAAATCAGAATACGTAAAAGTTTTATACGGTCCTGTTCCTAATGCTACCAAGTCGTATGCCGTCTGTGCTTCAGTTACGTCAACAGGAACATTAGTTCCATTGACTAAATCAAGCCCTTGTGTTGTTTCCATATTTGCAACTACTTGAGCAAATTTTTCTATTGGAATTTGAGTAATGTTTTTAACTTGTTGCAGTGACGCACCGAATGCGCCTGCGGTAGTTGCAATATCAGGTGGTAATATATCAGCTAAATAAGAACCAAATCCCTCAACCAAAACTTGAGGGGTAATTACAATAGTATCCGATCGTAGTGCGGCTGCTTGTACAACACCATCAGGAATTGATGCAGGTATGCCAGTAATTTGAGCATCGAAAAATCCTGGCAGTGATGTAGATACGCCATCGGTGGCCTGTGGATATATAAAGTTTTCATATCGTATAGCCATTATTCAGAGCCTCCGCCACCACTACCGACAGTTACGGCTAGGATTACGGTGTTTACAGAAACGACCGAAGTGGCGACAACGTTGCCACTGTAGCCGGATCCTCCAAAACTTCCACTTAATCCCCCGTAATAATCTGTAATGGCCATATCGTTTCCTTACAGACTATGCTTCCAAGCATAATAGGCCTGGGTGATTGAGCTGTTATCAGCAGGCATGCCTCTTACGATACCAACCAATAAGGGCGAATTTGGTATTATTTTTATTAAGACATCGGCATTGTCAGACAACATACGAAACACTCTGGCCTGATCGGTCTTACTTAAATTCAATATATTTTGTGTTAATACATCTAGCATTATTTTCTTCCTTCGATTAATCGTCCTAGTTCGGCTACAAGTTTAAGCAAAACAAACACAGGAATCATCATTAACCCTTTTCCAAATCCAGCTGGCTTGTTGCTTGGTCCAAATACTCGTTGCCACACACCAACTATTTTACATATTGGTGTTCCGATGGCCATGATAGCCTTGCCTGTGTTGTTGGGCAACATACTTTCCTTCATTTGGTAAGCCATTTCTTCTGCCCACGGCGTTGCAATATCCTGTGCCCATCGAATAGACCAAGACTTAGCAGCCTGACCAAATGCTTCATCACTCAGCCACGGCATCATTTTAGGTCCCCGTCCGTCCATCCAATCTACTACTATTTCTGCCCAGGCACGATAACCATTGTAGATATCTGGATGGGATTTAATTAACTCTGCGCCAAATGCTTGGTCTGCAAGATATATTTCTTTGCTCATTAGGCCAAGTTCATATAGTTTGGTGCAAATGATCTTTCCTCCGCCGCCACCACCGCCGCTATCCCCAGTAAATCCGCCGGAATCGTCACCAATAAATCCGCCGGAATCGTCACCAATAAATCCGCCGTAATCACTAATGCCAATGCCGCCATCTTGATAGTTTTCATTGCCACCACCAATGTCTACAGTAGGCATACCTGGTGGAATTACAGGTCCCACTGCCGCAATAACCGGAGGAGAAATAATTTGATAACTAAAGATTGGATAATATGTTTTACTATTAGTAGGCAAACCAGGTTGTGCGTTATATATAGGCACCGTTAATGTTTCATAACTATTAGGGAATAACTTTTTGATATTTAATAAATCTGCTAAGGTTTCAAGACCTTGTGTTTTACAATTTAATGAAACCAATATACTTTCTAAATCTACTCCGGAAATTATATTAAAGGCTGCATATATTTTTTGCTGTTGACTAGTTGTAACATTTACATTATTAGAAACTTGTTCTACTTCTGCGTTAGTTAGACCACTGGCCATTAATGCTAAAACCACTGACTCTGTTAATGCATTATACGTTTTTAATGTTTCTAATACATTAGACGGGAAACCAAAAGTTCTAGTTTTACTTAAATTGATTGCTTTACCTAATGCAATTAAATCTTGACCAAATACTCTAGTTGATAAACTGATACCGGTGATATCACCAGTAATCAAGTCATTCATATTACTATAAGTACCTTCTAAGAACGTAAATGAATTTTGCAATGCCATTATGGATTGATTAGAATAATCAATAAATGAACTTGCTTCTGTCCATGATCCTAAGAAGTCAGTATAATACCCTGTCAAATTTAAGGTATCATTATAATTAAATTCGTTATATGCTTGCCATGCGTATAGTCTGACAAAGCCATAACTTGCAGTCTCGCCTGAGTATGCAGTACCCCAACCAGGGTAACCAGAATAATTATAGTTACTAGGTTTAGTATTACCCAATGCAGGTATAGTTGTACTACCCATTGCAATTAGGTTGTTGTATGTAGTAGAGGTTAGATTTCCTGCATTATACTGAACCCATCCTTGACGGATAGAATCAGTAAGTTTACTTAATGAAGATATTGATCCATTAGTATAATTGCTTATACTTGTACTTGACCCCATATATCCAGCGGCAGTCCCATTAATCCAAAAGCCATTGCCTTGGAGTAAACCACTCATTACATTGACACCTAAGGGACTTTGCTTACCTGTATTACTCATGGAACAAACACATCACTACTTCCCTGAACGATACTATGACCGCAGGAATTAGTTGATCCTATTCTTAGTACTGGACTACCTTCAGCAAATACAGTGGGACTACCTGATGTTGTAGTTGCGGCGGCATGTGGTGGGTGGGGTTTCCTCCATGGAGCATGTGGACTAATTTGACTAACATGTAGTCCTATAGGAAGTCCATTAACAAATACTGTGCCGGCGCCCCGCATAATGGTGCCTCCGGTTGTATTTGTATCACCTTTTCTACTCGCCCCTGCCATATTTTATCCTAAAATTAGTTTCTTCTCTGGTACTTTGATGCCAGTTGTTGCTTCGATATACTTCATCTTTATACTGTCTTCTGTCTCTGCATACATTGCAACGCTATTAGTATTTAGCACAACCGAAGAACCTGGTTCTGCGGTGAACATACTAGGGATCATTTGCATACCGTTCTGTGCAGGGGCAATTGATACCGGGTCAGAAATCTTGATTGTGTGTTGTTCAGTAAAAATATCTGTTACTTTAGCGATAAGTTCTTCACCTGAGTTTAGCTTGATTGTGTACGTTTTTCCTTGTTCCATTAAATACTTTCTGTTAATTTTTGTTTAAGTTCGGTGAAACCACCAATTAGTACCCCATCTAAAATAATCTGAGGTACTGTTCTTGCTGTTGGGATTGCTTCTAGCAATTCTTCTTTAGTATAACCATCTCCGATCTTGCGTTCTTCAAAAGTTATACCTTTTTGTTTCATTAATGCCTTTGCTTGGTCGCAATAGGGACAATGATACTTACTCCATACGATTGCTGTCATATTATTTTCCTTTAATAACGCTTGTTTTAGCTTCTGCTTTGTCTTGTGCTTTGATTGGTAAACTTACTGGGTATTGAGCGCAGGCTTCTGGATTACCTTGACCTGCTTCTGTTAAGAATGATGTTGCTGGTGGTACTTGACCAGTAGGGCAAGAACATATTGCTATGCCATCACTACCTTTCTTACAATTCCAACTAAAGCAATTGCTTGATTGTGCTCCGAGATTTAAACTAGCATCACACTTCTGTACAGTAGCTTTTTGTTTCCAAGGCCACGGACTAAAATTGTTAGCTTCTTGTGGATAAAACAATTTAGGTGCAAACAAACTCCAAACGTGATTACTGTCTGTTGCAGTGCAACTGCCTTGCATATTGCCTGCACTGGTGTCAGCGATAGCAACTCCATCAAGAATAGGACAACGACATTCTACTTCAGGGTAAGGTACACCGTTGTTACCGGTAATCATTTTACCAGTAGGCTTACAAGTACTTGCGGCACATAATGCATATTCACCTTTACAAGTTGTAATGCCAGCAGTGGGTAGTTGTGCGAATACACTAGGGGATAGCATTAGAAATGCTAATATTGCTAATAGTTTTTTCATTTTATTTCCTTTTAAATATTTGGTAATTCATCGTAATCAATACTATCAGTCATCACTCCAATGACATAGTTAGTTGATTCATTTTCTTGTAGTGCTGTTTGTTTTTTACTTGTGTCAACGTGTTTGTTGAACCAAGGAATAGGTGTTGTTTTGGGAGAAGGATTATTATATCTAATACCAATTTCTTTTAATGCTCCTACAGCCGTATAATCAACAAAGTCTTTTAATACTGTTGCGTTCAATCCAATGACCGGGCCCATTTTGAACAAGTAGTCTGCCCATTCTTTTTCTTCACGTATAACATCCATGTAAAGTTGATAGACTTCACTTTCGCATTCTGATTTAACTTGTGCGAAACGACTATCTTCTTTAACTACTTGATTAATAAGGTAGGCAGTCCAGCCTTTATGTAGAAGTTCATCTTGGAGAATTAAACTGATAATATTGCCATTACCAATAAAGATTTTGTTCTCAACCATTGCTAACGATGTAGCGAATGATACCATAAAGCGGAATGCTTCCAATGCGTAACTGGCATGTAATGCCATATAAATTGCTTTGATGTGTTCTTTTTCGTTCACATCTTGACCTAACTCTTTGCGGCAATTTACTTTATGTAGTTCATCATAGTATCTACCCACGCTACTTGCCATGTCAACAATTTCTTTTGTATCATGTATAGTGTTGAATACCTCTTTAGGTACATTGTAGATGTTACGAATAATATGACTGTAGCTACGACTATGAATATTAGTCTCAAAGAATGACCAATTATAAATCAATGCCTCTAATTCAGGCAATGATACTACTGGAGTGAAGACTTGACTTGGTGCTCGTCCTTGCAAACTATCTAATGCTGTTTGACGCAATAGATTACTGGTAAAGATATGTCTTACTGCATCACTTGCTTCTTTGAAATCATTTGCATCTTTTGTTAATGATACTTCTTCTGGGACCCAAAAGAAACCACGTGCAGTAGTTTCAAAGTCTGCAATCTTTTTATATTTTACTTCTTCAAATCTTTGAATGGTTACGGGACCTTCCGGGTCCAAAAACATTTTTCTATTCAAATAGTCAGTCTTAGTGTTTAAATTGTATTGTTGTTTACTCATAATTTACATGCTTCGCAATCTTCTTCTTCCATATCATTAAAGCCACTTGGCAAATCTAATACAGTTTCATCTTGACTCTTACTACCTGCTTTATTCACGAGGCTATAATAAAAAGTCTTTAAGCCCCAATAATGACTTTGCATTAAATTCTTAGCAATCAATGTAGTTGGGACTTTTCTCTCTGGGAAATGTGCAGGGTTATAGAATGTGTTAGTTGATATACTTTGGTCAACATAAGCCGCAATGACAGCCGCTGTCTTTAAGTAACCATCACAATCTTTTTGTTCCCACATCATTTGATATTTGTTTTTTAGTTTGTGGTATTCGGGAACGACTTGCACAAACGATCCTGCTTTACTTTCTTTTACACTAATTAAACTCATAGGCATTTCAATGCCATTAGTAGAATTAATTACGACACTGCTTGATTCTACAGGAGCTACTGCCATTTGTGTAGCATTACGGACACCGTATTCTTTCATACTAGTACGTAATGTTTCCCAATCTAATTCAGGAGTAAAGTTTGTTAATTCATTAACACCCCTGGCTCGCAATTCCCAAGGGAATACACCTTGTCCATATCTTGTTTTATCACTACCTTCGCACTTGCCACGTTCTTTAGCAAGTTCAACACTGACCTCAGTTAGGTAGAAGGATTGATATTCCATCCACGATTTAACTTCGGCTAAAGCCTCCTTCTCACCGTACTTGAGATTTCGCTTGGCGTGCCAGTATGCAAGGTTGGTGATACCGATTCCAAGAGGTCTGATTTCGTCATTGCTCAATTTACTTTGAATACTCAAGAAGTCTTGGTAATCAAGGATATTGTTAAGACTGCGGTGGAGTATACGGCAAGCCCTACGCATATCTTCTGGATTACGGAAAGCTCCCCAGTTAATACTACCCAACGTACATAAAGCAATGCGACCATCAGCGTCATCAAGACGCTTGAAAGACTTAGTAGGTAAAAGTATTTCACAGCATAAATTACTCTGGTAAATTGTATGATATTCAGGATCAAATGGTCCTTGATTCATCACATTGTCAACGAACACTAAGTAGATACGTCCTGTATCAGTACGTTCTTTTAGTATGCCAGACTTGAATACTTCTTCAGCACTCATAGTTTTAGTACGCAAATCTTTGCGCTTTTCGTATTTTACATATAGTTCCTCAAAACGTTCTGTGTTTTGATAAAATGCTTCGTACAAGTCTGGTACTTCGTTTGGATCAAAGAATGTTATTTGTTCTTTGTTTTTGAATCGTCTCCAGAAGAAGGCACTAAGCACAACCCCATAATCCATATGACGGACTCGGGTTTCTTCTGTTCCTTGGTTGTTCTTAAGGACAATAAGATCATCAAACTGATGATGCCAAATAGGATAAAAAACAGTAGCACTTGCATTACGAATGCCTCCTTGACTGCAACTTCTTAAATCACCGAACCATTTCTTCAAGAAAGGAATCATACCGGTGTGCATGATTTCACCACCACGAATAGGACTACCTAATGGTCGTAGTCGTCCAATCTCTAAGCCAATGCCAGCACGTTTGCTAGCATACTTTGCCATCATTTCACCTGAAGCAAATATAGAATCCAAATCATCATCACTGCGGATAAGTACGCAACTACTAAACTGTTTAGTAGGAGTCCCAAGACCAGCGAGAACAGGAGTAGCAAGAGTGAATAAGCCATCACTGGCTGCGTTATAATACTCTTTAATATATCGCATACGGGCACTATTAGGTTCTTCACTATGAAAGACTGTGGCGGCTGCAACCATGTATCTAATTTGTGGAGTTTCATAGATTTCCTTTGTACTTCTATTCTTTACTAAGTATTTTTCAATGAGTTGTTCAATGGCGGCATAACTATATTGTTCGTCTTTAGAATGGTCAAGCATGTCATTCATCTTGTTCCAATCTTCCTCGCTATACCATTCTAGTAGTTCGTGGGTATAAAGACCAGTAGCAACATTCTTTTTAACAATTTCATATAGGTGCGGAACCTCATAACTACCATATACATCCTTACGTAGCATACTAACACGTTGTTTACCTGCGACATATTGATAGTTAGTATGTCCAATATCAGGGTTATTTTCTACATCGATCAAATCAACAATTGCTCGTAATGTTATTCCATCTATTTGTGTAGTTGAAATGCCATCATAGAAGTGTAGTTGACTTTTAATTTCAATCATAGAGGGACTTACATCTGCTATCCCTTTACATACTTTTGATACTTGTGCTTGCCATTTTTCCAAATCTAGCAGTTCTTTTTTACCACTACGTTTAGTGACGTTTATAATCATATTTCACCTATTTTTGTTATTATGTTTTTTATACTTAAACTATTTGTTATTTTAAAATTCTTTAGATTGATATTTACTACCATATCGGGCCAGTAATTCAATATATATTTTGCGCGGTCTACCATGACTAATGCAACTTCTTCGTTATTATCGTCTTTTCCTAGTGAAAAGTCAACATCTTTTATACCCGTTAACATAAGTGTGTATAGCATACCCAATCCTCGGGAAATATGACAGTATTCGTTGTCATATAACAATTCCCAAGGTGTTGGCCATGTATCTATTTCATGCGGATGAAGATAATGGTTTACTATAGGTGTGGATTGCCACCACTTGTCTATTTCTAAACATTTGGTTTTGGTATCCGCGTTTTGGAGAGTTTGTCTTAAGTCGTACCAGCTTCTAAGCCTGGAGTCATAGTTTAATTGAAATACATTAATCACACTGTACTTATCATTACAAAAAATACAGTGTGAAATTGTATTAGAATCGACCGACAGCTACTTCAATTACGCCAGTTGCTTCATTGAAGTTTTCTAGTGATTTACCAATAATAGTACCTGCACGTGCAATATTGTTAGCTATAGCATGACCATTACCGCATGATACTAACAAGTCACCTTTATAGACAGGACCAATTACTTTAACTGGTACACGACCTTGTAGAGCAATAGTAGCAACATGTTCACCTTCACACTCATTGTTCATCGTGTATGCTGGGTTAGTTGTTACAACACCAGCAACTCTGAATGAATCTGAATCTGTTGATAATGTAACTTCTTGAGTACCACCAAATACTAGAACTGTACCCGGTTCATAATCTGCATCAGCAACGTATTTCTCTGCCAAGTCAGCGTATGTAGCATTTAGTTTAGAACCAGCAGTTAATGTCCAAGTTCCTGTCATATAGCCTGCTGTAGTATTTGCACCAGTAGTCAAGTTAGTAGTTGTTAGTGCAGAGTTACCTGTTACAGATGTTGAACCGGATACAGTTAAACTAGTTAATGTACCAACGCTAGTAATATTACCTTGTGCCGCACCAGATACCGTTGCCGCATAACCACTTGTGTTCTGATTCAATGTTGGTACAACACCTGATGGGATAGTACCAGTAATATTTGCACCAGGAATACCTGTCAATCCAGTAGCCGCACCGTAATATGTAGCAGTTACGTTAGCACCTGAAATGTTGCCTGTTACAGCAAGTGATGTTAATGTACCTACTGATGTAATATTTGGCTGAGCCGCAGTTGTTACTGTTGCTGCCGTTCCACTTACAGAACCAGTAATAGTTGCTGTAACTGATAGTGCTGATAATGTACCAACTGAAGTAATGTTAGGTTGTGCGGCAGATGTTACTGTTCCAGCAACACCAGCTGTTGCAACATTCAAGTTAGCAACTTGTGTTGTAGATGATACTACTATTGGAGCAGTACCTGTAGCAACAGAAGAAACAAGTTGACCTGCTGTTGTTACGTTGCCGGCAGCCGCATTACCAGTAACAGTTAATGATGTTAATGTACCTGTACTTGTAATATTTGGCTGAGCCGCAGTTGTTACTGTACCGGCTGTAGTTGCCGCGCCACTTAATGCACCAGTGAATGTTGTTGCACTTACATTACCTGCACTTATGTTACCTGTAACTGCAAGTGAAGTTAGAGTACCAACTGATGTAATATTGGGTTGTGCCGCAGTTGTTACTGTTGCTGCCGTGCCACTTACAGAACCAGTAATAGTAGCTGTTACTGACAATGCTGACAATGTACCAACACTTGTAATATTTGGCTGGGCCGCAGTTGTTACCGTACCTGCTGTAGTTGCCGCACCACTTAATGCACCAGTGAACGTTGTAGCACTTACGTTACCTGCACTGATATTACCAGTAACTGCTAAACTTGTTAGTGTACCTGTTGAAGTAATGTTAGGTTGAGCCGCTGTCGTTACAGTACCGGCTGTTGTCGCCGCGCCACTCAATGCACCAATGAATGTAGTTGCATACAATGCACCGTTGCTTGTGTTTGCAACGAATGTTGCGTTTGCTGTCTCACTAACATTACCAGTCAATGCGTTAGCAAAGATCAAGAATGCGTTACCGCTTGACTGTGTTGTTACGTTGATGTTATCGGCAACGTTAGCATAAGCAACGTTCAAGTTTGCTACACGGGTAGTTGAAGTTACTGTCATTGGAGCAGTACCAGTTGCTACGTTTGAAGTCAATGTGCTTGCAACTACTGCACCCGAAACACCCAATGATGTTAGTGTGCCAACTGATGTAATATTTGGCTGAGCCGCAGTTGTGACAGTACCTGCTGTAGTTGCCGCACCACTTAATGCACCTGTAAATGTTGTTGCACTTACATTACCTGCACTGATATTACCAGTAACTGCTAAACTTGTTAGTGTGCCGGTACTTGTAATATTTGGCTGAGCCGCAGTTGTGACAGTACCTGCTGTAGTTGCCGCTCCACTTAATGCACCTGTAAATGTTGTTGCACTTACATTACCTGCACTAATATTACCCGTTACTGACAGTGATCCCAATGTACCAACACTAGTCAAACTAGAAGTTACAACTGTTGATTTTAATACTGTTCCACTTAAGTTTCCAGCGTTAGCTGTAATAGCTACGTTAGCTGCCGCTGTTAATTGACCTTGACCATTAACAGTAAACGTAGCATTGTAATCTCCATTACCGTAACTACCTGCCGATACACTAGTGTTAGAAACACTAAACTGTGATCCAGTTAATGTTAATCCTGTACCTGCGGTGTATGTACCTGCACCTGAGAACTGTGTCCAATCGATCGGGTCTGTGCCAATTGTTGTTACTGTGGCAGTTTGTACCCAACCAGTGTTATCATACAATGTTCCAGCAGTTACGAATGTGAAGTCGCCTGCTTCGATTTCTGGAACAGAATTAAAGTCTGTAGCACGTGTTAATACCGTTGCACTTGTGCGAACGTATATACCATTATTTGCGGCATTTGTTTCGTTCTTAACAAGAATACGCATACCATTTGACAATGTAACACCGTCAATAGTTGTGTATGTTCCTGTTGTTGTTAATGTTGCACCAACACCACTTGTACCATTATTATAAGTTACAACACCGCCTGATATTGTTGCTAATGTAGCTGTTGTGGCTGCATTACAACTATCGTGTATGTTTAAGCCTTGTGAAACATCATCTACATATTTCTTAGTTGCGGCATCAAAGTCTGATACGGGAGTAGCAACATTAGAAATTATAAAGTTACCAACGTTAACTGTACCAGTACCAGTTGGAACTAAATTAATATTTTGATTTGTACCGGTTGCAGTGATTGTTATACCGCTTGTTCTACCAACAATCAAGTCTGTAACAACGTTTGCATTTGATGTAATATTACCAGTAGCACTTACTAGACCACCGGTTGTTAAGTTACCACCCGATACGTTACCGGTTGCAGTAATTAATCCTGCTGTTCCTAAATTACCTACATTAGCATTACCTGATACTGTTAAACTTGTTAATGTACCTGTACTAGTGATATTTGGTTGAGCCGCAGTTGTTACTGTACCTGCAGTAGTTGCGCTTGTGGCACTAGTTGCCGCACCTGATAATGAACCAACAAATGTTGTAGCAGTAATAGAGTTATTAGCTAAATTTGAACTGATGCCAGAACTTGTCCATTCTGCAACATTACCCGTAGTTGCATTAGCAAATATTAGATAACCAGTACCTGTTCCAGGAGCAGTTACATTAATGTTGTCAGCAACGTTAGCATAATCAACGTTTAAGTTAGCAACACGTGTAGTTGAAGTAACTGTTAATGGTGCTGTACCTGTCGCAATATTTGATATAAAGCGAGTAGCTGTTTCTGTTCCAGATGTATTAATATTACCAAATGTACCATTACCAGTTACTGCTAACGATGTTAGTGTACCAACACTAGTTACGTTTGGCTGTGCCGCAGTTGTTAGTGTACCTGTTAATAATGAAGCACCAATTGTGCCGCTGTTAGCATAAACATTACCTGCTGTAGCGT